CCCAAAAACACTATTACATGGACGGGCCTAAAGGGACTGACGGCATGGCCCACCCCGAACCAGTACAACCTTCCATTCCAAATCTGTTACGCAGACCAAGGGCCATATACCCCTCAGCCCGACTTGTCCTAGAATATGCGTATGGACCCATTTATTGCCGGGGTTGATAAGAGAGTCCTAGAGCTTCAATCGGCATCTTCCAAGTTCAAACAGATTCGTGCCAAAAACTTGACAACTGCCCAATCTGTGGTATAGTGATGGAGTATGACAAAAACGCTAAAACAGGCTCCTGCTGCAACTCCGCAAGTGGATAAGCGGGAGAACCTTGGTCAAATCTTCACGCATGATGACACCGTGGCGTTCATGCTCAGTCTGCGGCAAAACAAAGACCCCAAGACGACCCTCGAACCAAGCTGCGGTGACGGGGCATTCAGCAACAAGCTTCCCGGCTGTACCGCCATTGAGTTTGACCCAGCCGTGCGCCCGAACTATGCCTTGCTGATGGACTTCTTCGCCTTTCCGCCGTGGAAGTTCCGTACTCAGATGGCCAATCCTCCGTACGTGAAGGGCAAGAGCATCCTGCCTGCTACAAGAGCATTGATTGCCCACAACTCGCTGCTGTTCCACGAGAAGACCAACCTCTATGTCTATTTCTTCGAGAAGATGGTGCGGGACCATATGGACGGGATTGGCTCCGAGATAATCATCATTATCCCTCGTGACTTTCTCAAAGCAACTTCTGCTGCCATCTTCAATCAGTATCTTTACATGCATGGCACCATCACCCATTACTACGACCACGGCGACAAGAAGATGTTCAAGGATGCTTCCCCGAACACTTGCATCATTCGGTTTGAGTATGGAAACTTTTCCCGCAAGACCGTTACCAACGATGGCATACGGCGCTTCATCCTCGACAACGGGCAACTCCTGTTCCTCAAGGATAACTATGCTATTCCATTCAGTGACCTGTTTGATGTCCGGGTGGGCGGGGTTACTGGTCTTGATGAAATCTTCGTGAAGCCCGAGGGCAACAAGGCATTCGTATATTCTGCCACACGAACCACGGGCCAGACCCGCAAGATGTTCTACTATGGGAAGGGCAAGGTTCCTGCACAACTGGCAGCGCACAAAGATGTGCTTATCAAGCGGAAAATCAAAACCTTTACCGAAGACGATTGGTGGATGTGGGGCCGAGACTATCATCACTCTACCGACAAGCGCATTTACGTCAATTGCAAGACCCGTCAGGCTGACCCGTTCTTCTGTCACCCCTGCAACGATTACGATGGTGCTGTGCTTGCCCTGTTCTTGAAGGACCAGAAGCAAGACCCCAAGGCTCTCTGTGAAGCCCTGAACAAAGTGGATTGGAACGAACTGGGATTCAAGTGCGGGGACCGATTTCTATTCTCACAACGCAGCCTTGAGAACATCAAGCTGCCCGAAGCATTCACCCGTTTCATAAAGAAATGATGCACCCATACGAAGGCGATACGCTGTTAATGATAGATATTCAGTCCGACAATAGGGCTGAAATCTTGCAGTGTGTCGAAGAGACCTTCGAGTATATGCCGGGGTGGATGATGGGCGGTGCGGCTCTTAATGCCAAGTCTCAGAACCCCGAGGCACGCTTCTTCGTATTCAATCTGACCCTCCATACGTTCGATTGGTGGAGAACCAATACCAGCTTTGCTGATACGATGGACGAAGACGATGTTGTTATCAACAACATTGCTGACATATCCCACTTGCTTGAGTTTGTGTTCCTAAACGGCGACAGGCTCAGGAAGCTGCCAACTATCAGTGAGGAATTTGAAGCATACTTTGGCAACCCGCCTGTTCCTGCCACGCCTTCAAAGAAACAACGCCCTCCGAGCGGTGCCGAGACACCGGTGCTTCCCAAGCTTCATAAGCTTAATATGTCGCATGTCGCCCAGAAGCTTAAAGAGGCTTCCGATTACGTGCATAAGCATACGCATAGCAATTCCATGTTCAGCCCGATGGACTTCATCAAGATAGAAGAGATGCCCCTGCCCAAGGCCAAGGTATTCTACAAGGACTTGTCGAAGAAGGTTGCCTGTGAATGTCCTCCCCCCAAGCCAGTTCACCCAGCTAAACACTCGTGGGGTTATGACGAGGAAATGGAAGCACTGATGGCCGAGAAGATGAAGGTGTATTACGAGTACTGCATGGAAAAGAAGCAGAAGGAAGCGTATGACCCACAAAAGAAGCAATGGTATGGGCACGAGTCTAAACAGTATGAAGGTATCATGATTAAGTCATCGCCCTACAACGTCTTTGACGATTATGGTTACGGTTATCACAAATACCCCGTAGATACAATGGATTACTGATATGAGAATACTAATCACAGGTGGACCAGTTCATGCCTATCTTGATGCGGTTAAGATAATCACCAATAAATTCAAGGGTGGACTTATGGCCGAGTTGGGCAAGGAGTCACGCCTGCGTGAATTTCTCCGTGGCATCGGCAGCATACGAGAATACATTTGTCTAACTCTTTCCGTAGAGTTTCCCACGGCAGACCACGCATTTTAGAAACCTCACTATCTTTTTTCTTTGGGTCCAAATGATGAAATGTCAAACACTCATTCGTTTTGTTATACGAGCAAACGCAACATTTGCCTCCCTTGTAGTCAACTGCCCGTTGTTTTTGTTGTTGACGAAACAAACTCGCATTTTCGGTAGTACATTTTTGACACCATCCGCTGAGTTTACCATTTTTCTTATACCTATGAAACTCCTTGGATGGCTTGACCGAATGACACTTGCCACACTTCTTCTTACCATCTATTTCCTGTTCTCCGTGAAGAGGGTAGCACTTCAAACAGCAGGAGCGAGTATAGAGCGATTGCCCATTGAGATAACACGGGAACTCGTCCCCGCATTCCGCACAGATTTTTGTTTTCTTTGACTTCATATGAATAACTATCAGTGGAGAATGGTAAAGTGAAATAAAAATGAAGAAAACCAAATACGCAGTCACCATCGTCAACCTTGAGACTGGTGAGCATCGTTGTTTCTTGACGGACTCCCATCATGACGCCGAGATTCGCCAAGCCCTTGGCAAGGAAATGGGTGAGATTGTGTTCATAAATGAATTCAAGATGGCCCCTGTGCATCCCCAAGCCAAATGCGCCTCCACGAGTTACTAGAACTTAAGCGAGCCGAAGTCTTTCTTTGGCGGCAGGATGTCTTTGATGAAGTGGAAGACCCCGAGTGGTATCAAAAGCATAAACTTGGTCCCGTCCACATAATGATACGTTGTAAGCTGTGCCGTACTATCCTCTTTCGGGACTTAAAAGAATTCGGCTGGCTCTCCAATGATTCCTTCTATACCGCCAAGCTGCAACCCCACCTAGAGCAGCACAAATAGCATCCCGTTTTGTTGTTGTCGGGTATATTTATACCTGATGCAACAAATGTTCGTAAAATCTAAAGGGAAGACCTACGTCGTTAATACCCCCTCGGGGGATGATGGCATTGGTCCCGGTTGTCCGTTTGGCATTGCTTGGATGCAAGATGAGTTGGGGCAGTGGTATTCCGTCCAGCTTACAGGGACAGTCGGAGCACTTTCTTTTATTATAACCCCTATCCCCATGTCGGATTGGGCGGTGGGCTTCTATGCCAACGATTTCGGGTTTCAATTGCTTCAAGCGAATGATGGTAAAATATACCAAGTGTCTGTCAGTTCGGCGGGACCATCAGTAGTCATTAGTCAGACCCCCGCACAATTTCAAAGTTTCAAACCGTTTCTCTATTTGCAGTCAAATACCGATGGTGCGTATTATTATGTATCTGCGGTAAACAGTGGAGGAACAATATCCCTACCATTAAACGGAATTGGTGTAAATCTTCGTCTTTTGGAGTCGGGGTTTCATCGTCTTACCGAAGATGGTTCACTCAGAATATTGGAGACCTAAATATGAGACGACTTACATTCAGTGAATTTTGTCAACGGTCTTGTATAAAGCATAAAAATAAGTACGATTACTCTAGGGTAGAGTACGTTAATGGTAAGAAAAATGTGATTATTGTGTGTCCTATTCACGGAGAGTTTTATCAAACCCCTTGGACACATTTGATGGGTGGAGGTTGTACGAAGTGTAGAAATGTAAAACCTAGACTTTCAACCATCAAATTTGTTGAGAAATCAAACCACATTCATAATAATAAATATGATTATTCTAAGGCGAAATATCAGAGAAATAGTGTTAAAGTATGTATAACATGTGCCAAGCACGGAGAATTTTGGCAAACACCCGCAAGTCACATGGCTGGGTGTGGTTGCCGAAAATGCAAGTATGAAAAACTTTTAACCACAACATCATCAAAAGTAGAAAATGATTTTTTGGATTACATAAAAATACCAACGGGGAACCGGCAAAAAGTAATACGTGGTTATTATGTGGACGGAATAAAAGATGATGTTATTTATGAATTTCTCGGAGACTATTGGCATGGAAATCCGCTGTTATATGATGGAAGCGAATATAACGAAAGTCTAAATAAAACGTTTGGTGAATTGTATGAAAATACATTTAAGAGATTTTATAAATTGAAGATGGAAGGTTATGAAATCCAATACATATGGGAAAATGATTGGAATAAGTTTAAGAAAGGAATGACTAACAGTCCGTCTGTAATGTCATACAACTAAAATATATGGACCTAAAAATAAGTCAGTTAAATGCCGCAGGAGCAATCACTGGTGCGGAAATGGTAGAATTAGTTCAAGGAGGACTGTCAGTACGTTCTACCGTCACCAATATAACAATAAGTGCCTCCTATGCAGGAACCGCAAGTGTTGCTCTAAATGCCTCAGCCCCAACGTCTGTCCCAAGTGCTTCGTGGGTCTCAGCATCCGCCCACATCACTACGGCAGATACAGCATCATACGTCAAGTCATCCAGTATTGATGGTGTATTGAGTATTTGGCAGGCACCATCTGCTTCGGTTGCTACTTCGGCATCGTATGCTTTGTCTGCTTCCTATGCTCCATTTACACAGACAACCCAAGTCACGGTTGCCAGTGCTTCATGGGTCTCAGCATCGGCAACAATCAATACAGCATCTTATGCTGGAACGGCTTCATTTCTTACACAGAATAGGACATACAATGTAACTTCTTCTTGGTCTAATAATTCCACTACCGCAAGTTTATTGGGCGGCGTACCCAATAGTTTTTTCAATAAATCAAATTGGACTATTCCTGCATTTGTTACCACCAATTCTCAATCAATGGTGGTTAATACTGACCTATTGATTTACATAAATAATCTACCGTATTCTTTTAGTAGTGGTAGCAGTGTTACTATGCCATCTATAATGTTGGCGGGGAATGATTATGGCATTTATGCTACTACGGCAAGTGGATTGATTGCTACGTATGCGAATACTAGTTCAGTTGCGTTTGGAGGTTATACATCACCTTCTCCGTATGATAGTACTAATTCGAGGTTGGTGGGTGGTTTCTATTTTGCTCATACAGGTAGCACGCCATTATCAGTAATCAGCAGGTCAAGGTCTCCCGGTGGTGCAACCGCTTCTGCTTCACTCTCAATGAGTATTGCGAATACTGGATTAGTAACTGGTGACTATATTGATGTAATATTGATGACCGATTTAACTTATAATACTATCAATGTGCAAGTCACCGCAAGCGGTGCTACTCTTACTTTTCAAGATTCGGGGTCAACCGAAGCCTATACCGTAGATACTACTGGAAAGGTCTATAAGATTAACAATAGCGGAAGTATAAATCAATACAGTATTTGGGACTTGAAATTTAGACCAAACTGTTCTGACCCTCGGGGTATGATATTAGTAGATAATTCTTTTTGGGTAGATATTTGGATGACTGGAAGAAACTATATCAATG